TCGAAAGGTGTCGGGTCGTTGTCGTTATGGTGTCACGTTATGTTGACACACGCACGCTTCAGTGTTCTCATGACACCTTTAGGTGTCACTCACATTTACTTTAAAGGTTACTTATTATGGTTACAAAATCTATCGAGTTATTCAAAGAAGCATTCCAGCCGGAACTCACGCCAGAGCAACGCCGCAACACTTTTCGCAAGGCATTGGCTGAGGCTATTGGTGATACACGTATGGACATTCAACTGTTATGGAATGAGGGAGAGTGGAAGCATCAGTTATCCGAACCCCGACTTACACCACGAGGTATCGCCAGTTTGTTTGGTAAGCCTCACAGTATGTTGGTGTCAGCATTGAGCATCATGCTTGACGGCGACGAAACCAGCCGTCGCGTTGGTGAAGAGTCAAGGGGCAAGCTCGAGCTTTGGCATACGGCAATGAAGTACCCACACAAGTGTGCAGAAGGATCACGGGGCAAGGTGTTTGGTATGCACAGGGATTGGGATGAAGCCTACTTCATGGACATCATATCGTATGCGGAGACGTTAGGTATTGACTGTGCCGCCAGCGCAAACATGAAACCGACTAAGACTGCTAGTAAGTCCAAGGCATCAGCGCCTGCCGCAGGTATTGAGACTGCGCTTAACGGACTGCTCGACACAGTGGGACTGCCTGACTACAGCGATCTCAGAGAGACTCTGGATAACCTAGTTGTATTGAAAGGCGACCTGAGAGACAAGGACGCAACCATCGAATCAATGAAGCGCCAGATAGACATGGCATCCAAGGCTACGTTGGCTCCCGTCAGCGTGAAGGGTAGCGGTGATGTGCCTGATGGCAAGGTCGAGATTGCCAAGGCGTATGACCTGTTCGATGTGGGTGCTAGTGACCGCTCGATGTTCGACTTCGATCTGCCTCATGGGGTGTGGGATCACGATCACCCTTATGTTCCTGATGTGGACACAGCTTATGTGTTTGACCCCGAGACACTGATCCCAGTGTTGCTTGCTGTTGTGAACAATCGTATCCCGTGGTTGCGTGGACATACTGGTACTGGCAAGACAACGCTTGCCGAGCAAGTGTATGCACGCCTCAAGTTGCCAGTGTTCAGGCTCAATCTGGACAGTGACATTACTCGTGGTGAACTGGTTGGTCGAGAAGTTATTCGCACTGACAGCGATGGCAAGACAGTGACTGAGTTTGTGGACGGGATTATCCCGATGGCAATGCAACAGCCCTGTCTGCTACTGCTCGATGAGGTCGATGCGGCGAGGCCAGACATGGGCTTTGTCCTACAGCGATTGCTTGAGGGCAAGGGGTTCATGTTACTCGAGGATGGTGGACGCACAGTCGTACCGCATCAGCACTTCCGCATGATCGCAACAGCGAATACCAATGGGCGTGGTGACGAGACAGGATTGTACTCGGGGACACGGGCTTTGGGTACAGCATTCGTGAACAGGTTCAAGCCTTACATCGAGGTTGATTACATGACCGAGGATGAAGAGGCTGAGTTGTTGCATGACAAGAATCCTGCTCTGGACAAGGATGACTGCAAGACTATTGCGAGGTATGCAACCGAGCACAGGACAGCGTTCAAGCAGAGTGATGTCACGTTGGCGTGTTCGCCCAGAGATACCTTGGCATTTGCGGCCAGTGCGGTGGACTACAAGAGGTGCTTCGGGTCAGGCAGTGGATGGATGATGCTTGCCTTGAAGCATTCGATATTGAATGCGGCAGACAGTGACGACAAGCAGGCGCTTGAGGGACTGGCGAGCCGAGTGATTGGAGGAACTGTATGAGACAGATAAGCGGAGACAAGTTGACACACGAGGTAACGGCTAATGCTCGTACCTTTTATAGGAACCAAGACCTTGAGGTTCTGATCGGTGGTGATCAGGCCATGACGAATGGCAAGACGGTGTACCTGCCCACGATTCCGTTGGGTGTTGATTACGACGAAGATGAGGTGCGTACCATTCGCGGGTTCGTTGATCACGAAGCAGGACATGGACGCCACACTAACTTCTCGTTGGGACGTCGCAAGAAGTACAAGGAGTTGATGGCTCAAGTCGAGCACTTCATGCCTATCACGAATGGACTCGAGGACGTCCGCATCGAGCGGCTGATCACGCAAGAGTATCCCGGCTCCAAGCGCAACCTTGAGGCCACAAGCCAGTGGGCAAACAAGTTATTTCTTGATCACTGGGATGGCACACCACCCACGCTTGATGAGATAGGTGCAGTCGCGATCACATGGGAGGGACGCAGACGCATGGGCTACGACGATCCGACTATTCAGCAGTGCCTAGACACCTTGAGTGACGAGGTCAGGGCTGAGGTTGAGGGTGCTGTGGACAGGTTGTCCAAGGCCAAGTCAACCAAGGCGTGCATGGATATATCCGAGGAGTTGTGCAAGCAGTGGGGGCTTGACCAGCGAGGCAAGGAAGAGGAACAGCAGGAGCAGCAGGGTGGCAGCGAAGAAGGCGAGGACGAGTCCGAGGACAGCAATCAGTCTAGCAATGACACTGGAGCTGACAGCTCTGGAGCTGACGATGCCGAGCAGAATCAGGGTGAGAACGCTGATGACAAAGCCGAGGACATGAGCGGTGGCGAGGGTGATGGTGAGCCAGAGAAAGAGGATGGCACTGAGGGCTCGGGTGACAATAGAGATGATCAGGGTACTCAGGCTGATGGTCAGGACAGTGAGCACAAGAAGCAGGTGCAGAAGTCTGCGGGGCATGGGTTCGATGTTGACAAGCCCAAGCAAGCGTATGACCCAAATCTTGATAAGGCCATGCAAAACATTGTGCAGAACAAAGAGGCAAGCGGTGGCTCTTATGTTGCTCATGGTCGCAAGTACGATGTCCACGAGAAGGCAGGCAACTGGAGCAGGCACACCCAAGATAGCATTGAGGCGGCCAAGAGATATGGAGCCTACAACATGACCCGCAATCAGATTGGCAGTCACATGAACAAGATGCGACGCAATCTCGAGAGGGCTTTGATTGCCAAGCAGGACAGGTCATGGCGGTCAGGCTATGAGGAAGGGACACTTGATAGTCGTAGGTTATCGAGAGCAGTGAGCGGTGACACCAGTGTGTATCGCAAGAGGACACCAGCCGAGGACATGGATACCTGTGTGATGCTTTGCATTGATGCCAGTGGGAGCATGGGACATTCCAAATGTCAGCTTGCAATGCAGTCAGCGATTGCTATGGGCGAGGTGTTCGAGAAGGTTGGTATTCCGTATGCGGTGACAGCGTTTAATACTCGCGCCCACAACGATAACAACACCAGAGCATACAACAATAGCGTTCGCAACCATCAGCATGTCGAGGGTAGGTCACACTGTTTGTCCACGTACCTGCTCAAGGATTACGACGAGTCGTTACGCCAGACCAAGCACCAGATTGCCGCTTACGAAATGCTCGTGGGTTCAGGGAATACTGATGGTGATTCGCTGATGTATATCAAGCAAGCCTATGTAGATCGTCGCCACGAGAGTCGCAACATTATGTTTGTGTTCAGCGATGGTGAGCCAGTGGGTACGAATGAGGATGCTGAGAGGTCTCGTCTCAAGAATGTATGCGCTGATATTGAGAGGCATATCGAGTTGGTCGGGTTCGGAATCAAGACGGATGTGGACAGGTACTACAGCCATAGCGTTCAGGTGGACAGCCTTGATGAGATGAGCGGCAAGGTCATGAAGCAGGTTGCCAGTATGTTGCTCGGACAGAAGTTCAAGGTGGACGCCAAGGAGGTAGCGACCAATGCAGCGTAAGGCAAAGGTGTATACCAAATGGTTTGGCGTGACCGACCGAGTGTGGCCTTGGGGTTTCTGGTTCGAGGTTGGTTACGAGGTTAAGACAAGGCGCGTGGACAAGTATGACTACGCAGAGATCGGACGGATTGTACGCAAGCATGAGAGGAAAGCCAGATGGCAGAGCAAGGCAAGAGTTTAGTGGTGGATAAGATCGAGTGGTACTTGAGGGAGCATGTGCAACATTGCGAGCGTGCAGGTGCTGAGCAAGATAACTGGACACTATTAGTAGAGGAGGCTCTCGAGCATATCTATTGTTTGGAGTCGAAGTTGGAAGCAATACATAAGGAGTCAGCTAGTGAATGAGCGAGACGATTTGATCGCAAGGGTGAGGACAGGGATGTCCACGGATGAGGATGCCAGTGAGGTGAAGCGCATGATGGAGTACATGCGTGACTGTGAAGAGTTAGTGGAGGCGGCACTGAGCAATGACGTTTCGGTGTTGCGCAAGGTAATTGAGAGACAAAGTTTTAGGAGATCAGCGTGAATATATTTGTACTGGATGCGTCGCCATTGAGAGCGGCAGAGATGCACTGTGATAAGCACGTACCAAAGATGGTACTTGAGACTGCTCAAATAATGAGCACTGTGTTGAACGAGAAGGGGTTGAAGGGAGCCTATAAGAGTACCCATAAGAACCATCCTTGTACTGTGTGGGCAGGCCAGAGTTTTGCTAATTATATGTGGACGATGGCGTTGGGTATGGCGTTAGGTTTGGAATATGAGAAGCGATTCGGGCGCACGCACAAGAGTGCGGACGCCATCTGGAGTATGAAAGATGTCCCCGTTCGAGTTCTGCGGGACGCCTTCGACAAGGACGAGATGACTGATTGGGTGTTGGCAATGCCCGACGAGTACAAGTGTAGTGATGCTGTCCACAGCTACCGGGAGTACTACCGGGGAGCCAAGGCACACTTCGCACGATGGGATAGGGGCGAGACGCCAGAGTGGTGGGCATAATGAATGTGGTGGACAACTTCCTGCCGGATGCGCTGCTCGACGGGTTGGATAATGACCCCACGATAAATTTGCTTAGGAACAATGGCATCAGGTGGTGGGACGGAGTGACCGAGGGCAACCGAGTGCATGAGATTATTCGTTTTTGTTGTGATCAATTCCATGTTCAAGGTATGTGTGGATTCGAGTACTGGTTTAACGTGACCGAGAATGACGCTGGCCCTTGGCATGTGGACAAGGACGAGGGCGCTGATGTTCTTGTGCCAGCAGACTGGTCTTGTATTCTTTATGTGATACCACATCAGATATGGGGTGGGTTCCTCGAGATGGAGTGCGGAGATGACACGAGGACAGAGGTTGAACGTATCTCTCCGAGGTTTAATAGGTGTGTTGTTCTGGACAATGGCGTTTGGCATAGAGTGTCTAGGGTGTGGTCTGGTCAACGACATGCGCTGTTAATAAATGGTTGGAAGCAAGCGCCTTCTACGGCAGATACGTAAGACAAATACCCTGTTGACACCTGTGTGTGGACGAGATGCGCCAAGCTGGTAGGCGTAAATTACGCATAAGGTGTTGAATACAGACACCTTAATTATTCTTATTAACGCTCTTGACATCCAATGCACTCCCCTTTATATTCCCTTTGCTGTCATGATTTCATTACAGTTATGTGCAAACGTATAATACAGGAGGAGCCACATGAAACTTGAAGACAAAGTGAATAGGCTCGAAGGGAGAATCGAGAGCCTAGAGAGAATGGTAGACAGGCTAGTACTTGGGCAAGGTCATCAAGTACAGCACGAGGATATGGTCAAGGCCATTCTCCCGAGATTAACTGCCAAACAACATGTTGCATTACAGATGATCATGCTTGGTTGCAGTAATGCACAGATAGCAAAGAGGTTTAACGTTACGGAGAATACCGCAAAGGTACACGTCAGAGGGATCGCCAGAAAGTATCGCGTGAGCACCCGCTCGCAGATCGTTATGGCGGCAGTGTCTGAGTGGGAATCTGTTACATCAAATCAATACTTGCTTATGAGCGGAGGCATACCGAAGGATTGGGGTGAGACATATGGACGTGGGCCTATAACAAAAGACCCTCACTCTAAAATATACAGGAGTTAATTTATGTTGCAGTTGAAGAGACGTGGAAAGACGTGGTACGTCACTGGTTTTTACGAGGGCAAGCGCATCAGGGTTAGTGCGAAAACTGATGATCAGATGGAAGCCCAGAGAGTGAGACTGCGCATAGAGAATGAGTTGATCAATGGCAATTCTGCTGATGCCTCAACGAAGGAGGGAGAGGTATTTAGTTTTGCGATGGCAAGCTACCTAAAGAGGAGAGAGTTTACCAGCGAGAGCACCTTGCGTTATCTGAATATGTTTAATGAGATGTGGGGTGAAGTGCCACTGCTTAAAATGGATCAGCATTTTATTGCTGAGTATATCGATGTCCGATATACGGAGGTTCAAAGCGCAACGATACGGCGAGAGGTTAATGCGCTGATGCCAGTGTTGCGTCATGCTAAAAAGCGTGGGTTGATAACGATGGTGCCAGATGTTGATCGACCTGCTGATGGAGAGCCAAGGACGAGGTGTCTTGACCAAGAAGAGTTGGCGGCATTCAATGGACAATGTGGTGACCCTAATGGCAGTGGAATTACAGCAAGATATTGCATGACGTGCTTCTTGTTAGCGACTGGTGCTCGGATAGGTGAGGCTGTTGCGTTGAGTTGGGATGATGTGGAGTTGGATGTTGATCAGCCTTTTGTCACCCTTCATACCCGCAAAACCAAAGGCCAGAAGAAGGTGGCCAGACGTGTGCCTTTGCACGAAAATATGCAAGACCTGATGATCCAATGGCGATCAACTCAAGCCAGAAGTAAAAAGGTGTGGAGTGCTTGGCAGGATAGCCGAGGTGCAGGCAAGGCAGTCAAAAGCCTAATGAGTTTGGTTGGGATAAAAGATTTCCAGCCCCATGATTTGAGGCGCACCTTTGCCACTGAGTTACTCAAGAATGGTGTGAGAGAAAGAGTGGTCGCTGACCTGTTGGGTCACAGTAGTTTGGCTATGGTCATGCGCTACATGATCCCGCCTGACTCCACCAAGGTGGACGCGATAGCTAGTTTGTATCAACGTAGTGCGTGACACACACGCTATTAGGTGTCGAAAGCGTGGTCACACACAACGAATGAAGAAGTAAACTGAATTACAAATTGAAAACCAATAAGAGAGGCAATACAATGCACGCGAATCAAAGGAGAAGTGGCCGAGTGGCTGAAGGCGCGCCCCTGCTAAGGATTGAGAAGGCACGGGGAACGCTATTTGAGAGACTTCTGACACCTTTTAGACGTATCAGGGTGGCACTGGTTGACTGGAATAACCCCGTAATAGTTATCGCAAGTCCCAATATGTCACTTATGACACACACATATGACACCTTAATCTGCACTTTAACGACCAACATTAAGGCCATGCCTCAAGGTCGTGAACATGATGAACTCGAAGAGGTGCGGGATTTAATTGAAGGGTTTAAAGAGGCTTACATTGCGTCTCAAAAATAGACACCGATAGTATTTGTGTCCAACAAAAGAGCCCCGTGTCCCTGTAAAGTGATGCGGGGTTTTTCTTTGGAGGGCATGTGATCCGATGCGATCCGGTGGGGAAACCTGCCGTCATGTATATAGAGATGTCCTATCTCGTAGGGTAAGTATGTTCTTTGCGTTGCCCCGTTTTCCCAATAATCAAGTCCGCCCTTTCCGTCAGGTAATTCTAGTGCCAGTGTGTAGCTGAATGGGTTCGCGAATGGCTCCGGCCAGAGTATGCGTTGGAAGGGTTCGTCCGTGTGTATGTGGCCTCCATCTGGATGCTTGCCTGCATTCTCTCCGAAGATGTGGAAGCCTGTTAGTCCAGCCATAGGCAACTCGACAACTTTGTGGTTGAAGCATTTCTCTATGGCTTTGTAGACGAGATCGAGCAGGGGAGTGAAGTGCTTTGCGATGATAATGTTGTTCTCTTCTGCGACCTGATAGTAACTTGCGTGGCCATCAGATATGACGAGGTCGTTGTACGTGGACGCACCTATTGTATAGAAGGTTCCATCCCCCCTGCTGATCCAATGGGGACGTAAACGCTTCACGACTTCGGCGTAATGTTCGGATACTTTTTCGTTGAGGAGGGGGACGTCGATGATGTCGATGGAGTTTTTTGGGGACGCAGCGTGGCGAATGTTCTCTGCGATGTTTGCCCATCTTGCTTCGTCCTCCGCCTCACTTTCTTTCGGGGGATGAAGGTACGTCACAGTTGCGGTCATGTCAGTATGACCATAGAGCAGGTGATGCTTTACCCGCGCAATCGTCTAGGTGGATGAAGCGCGAGGACAAGCTACCCTTTTGGGCGACGCCGATTCGTTTGAAACCTTTTGCTCTCGCAGCGTCGATTAATTTCATAGCTCGTTCACCGTGGACAGCGATGTCTATGGCCCGCCCGGATTGGTGCGCCCCGGGGGAATTTTTTCGTTTTTCTATTGGGTGCTCGGCGCACCTGTAGCCAGAGGTGACGACGAATGGGAAGCCGAGTTCTTCTCTGAGTTCTTCTATGGTGCTCATGAAGTCGTGGTCAATACCGTCTTCGCCACAGTGTTGGCAGGCCAATTCTTTTTCGGTGAAATACTTCATGTTATTTCCTTGTCATGTAGGCAGTCGCGCCAAAGAACATACCGATCACGGATGCCTGACTCAGGAATAGCATGTCGGATAGGGCTGCTAGGGTTTCGAGGCGTGACTCGGGGACGAATGGCATGAGTGGGAGGAGGGCAAAGGTACACATAGATACCATTGCCACCCATGCCATTCGTCTTTGACTGTCAGCTTTCTCTTCTTGCAGTTCTAGCTTGAGCATCTCTTGGTTACGCGCAATCTCTTGGTCGGTGACCGTGCCGTCCCCGTCGAGATCGTATTGAGCGAACCTGCTGTTGGGTTCAAGTTTCTTTGGGCTCACTTGCCTACACCTTTCACGCGCTCGTAACTACGTCCACCAGAGAGGCCGAGCATACCGAGGAGGATGGGCATCATGACCGAGGCATCTGCTTGTGGGATTGTGACGCCGAAGCCAGCGGCGAGAGGCGACACGAGGAAGTTTACGAATAGGGATATGACACAAACATAACCGCATAAGGGTCGCCAAGATGATTGGAACCATCCGCCTTTAGCATCTTCCTTTAGGATTTCTATTTGCCCAAGCATGATTTCTTGATGATGTCGTTCTGACATCGTAGCTATCTGGTGGGCGAGTGCGGCCTTCTGATCTTTGTCCTCGATGAATTTATCGAGCAGCCCGGTGACCGGGCCAATGAGTTGTGCGAGCATAATGTTACCTCCTGATACCATTATTCATGGGGAGGACAAGCACTGTCGTCCTAGCTGTTGTTGATGATTAGGCTGAATACGAAGAAGATAATCATGATGCCAAGGAGACTGGCACCAATACCGACGGACACTTGGAGATAGAAATCTATTCTGTCTTGGCGTGCTCTAGCGGCATCAATGGCTTCCTGCTTGCGACGCTTTCTTGCTTCGCCTCTCATGCGAATGAGTTCATTCCACGCATCGGCACCACGAGTATACATAATGAGTTCACGTAGCTCGTCCTCCATCTCCCGAGCTTTGGTTTTGGCAATGAATTCGTCCATTGCTTCTTCCTCGGCAGAGCCGAAGACTTTCTTTTTGCCTTTCGCTTTTGAGTATTGGGAGTTGATCTGGTCGGTGGCTGCCCATAGTTTTCCAACCTCACCCATGAGGTCTTGTACTTCTCGTCCTGCGGACACGCCAGCTTTGATCGCACCGAATGCGCCAACTGCTATTGATAAGGGGTCGATGTTACTACCCTCTCTTCCAGCTTATTCTCTTGCTGGATGTTTTCTTTTTAGCAGCGGAGGTGCATTGAGCTTTGGTGGGACGACATGCGGGATAGCCTTTACGCTTCTCACCTTTCTTTCGTCCACACGGCTTCCCGGTCTTGCAATCTACCCAGCCCTTGCCGCCGTTCTGAGCGAACCACTTCTTGAGAGAATTACTTTTTGCCACGCTTCTTATTCCCCCAGTTCTTAGCGCCTACCTTCCGGCACTTAACAAGTGCTCCACTAGCATAAGCTGATGGCCATACCTTGTAGCGAGACTTCACCTTGCTGTAGCAGGCGTCCTTCTTTGTTTTACTTTTTGCGGCCACGACTACCTCCCGTGCGCTTTTCCGTACATGGACAAGGCTTGTGCTTCATATTCGCTGAACGTGTGCGCCGCCCTAGCGGGCGCACACTCTTAGATTTCTTTACCACGCCTTGCATGACCAGTACCTCGCTTTGGTTTTAGGGCCGGGGGACGAGCAGTTATGGCGAGCCCGGAAAGATTTCTTGCGGGCCGGGATGTGTTTCTTGATGGTCATGTTCTTGTCCCCGAAGCGAACGACCTTAACTGAGCTACCGTCCTTCACGCAGACAGCAGACTTCTTGGGGCCGCTTGGGGTTTTAAAGGGTTTGTTGAGGCTCTTGCCTTTGCAGGCGGAGGACACTCGCTTTTTGGCTGCCATAATATTCTCCTGTGATATAGAAAATACTACGCGCCGGAGGAGTTATGGTCGTCCGTGCTTTTTTTGGTGTCTTGTTATTGCCTTGCACCATTCGGCCAGTTCGTCCACGGTCATTGTGTGCTTCATTAGGTTAGCTATGAAGCAGACCAGATGGATGTTGTCCTTGGTGTAGCCTTTCTTGTTGTCTATCCTGTCGATGCTGACATTGGTGTAGACCGCTCCGTCGCCACGGGTGTGAGTCATAGGCTTGCCAGATAAAGCGCACTTACCGGCCTGCTTCGTCCATTGCTCAAGGACGTCGAAAGAAGAGAGATGCCAGCCTTTAGTTGTTGATCTGGCTCTAGCTTGTACCATTGCCATGAGGAATGGCCCGGGGTCTTCTTGATTGAACCTTGCTGCTTCGCGAAGTTGGTTACAAGGACGGCACTTGCCGTAGGGTTTGCCCTCCCTGTCACCAGCCGAAGCACCGCGCAACCTAAATTGATTAAGAGGTTTCTGCCTCTTGCATCCGGGGCAGCGTTTTGTCTCCGACATTACTCAGTGCGCCGTCCTCTTGATGGACATCATGTCAAAGACCTTGCCCTTCACGAGTTCTAAGTGGCCAAGGATACGGCTGGGATCATCCATTATGTCCTCGGACATACCTATGAATATGCCCTCAGAATCTTCGCTCATTACTCGAGCGAGGACGACTACGTTTTGGATGTCGCCTCCATTATCTTTAAGCTCAGTTACCATCTCTTCTAGTGTGTCAATGTAACATTCATTGCTCATGCTTAACCTCTCCTGTGAGGATTAAGTATGCGCGATAAATATCCTTCCAGTCGTCCAGCCTCATGATGACTAACGAATCTTTTGTATCGACATTATTCTTGCGGGTGATTACTACTGGTGCGTCGGGGCATTGCCTTGCCTTAATGCCTCTCTCAGCCTGCTCCATTGCGGAGTAGACAGATGCCTTCTCTGTTCTCTTGGCCTCTACCCATACGTCAGGAGTGCCATACAGATCAGCCATCTGGATGTCACCAAAACCGCCGCCGCTCAACGGCGAGCGGTTGACGGGGATACCAAGGTTATCGGTGAGATACTTAGCCAGTTCAACTTCGTATCCGTTACCTTTGCGGACACTCACTCGTCCTCATAACCTCTATCGGCTCGGCACTTCTTGCAGTAGTACCAGTTTTTAGGGCGCAGCTCTGTGGACTTGCAGTCCATACAAGGACGCTCCCACATAGCTACCGTTACTTTGCGTGCAACAACATATTTAGCGCCTTCAAAATCACGTAGTCCTTCTCGGACTAGAATTCTTTTAAGAGTATCGACACACACATCTAATCTGCGTGCGGCTTCAGTAAGGGTAACTTGCGCGTGATGTTCAGTTAGCCAAGTCATGTTGTCGTCAGTGATCTCGACGACTCTAGGCAACTTAAAACTCTCCCATGTAAGTTAGTTGTGCTTTGCATTGTAGCACTAAGGTGACACTTAGCAACAAATAACACACCTAAAGGTGTATAAAGTTGACATTTGGTTCGATTCATGATAATTTAACGTCTGTGACTTAGTTAGAGTTACTTCAACTGATTTACTCCCCTATTAACCCTGCTCTGGCTGACGCCTCGCAGGGTTTTTTTTAAGTCTTAATTAAAGGTTTATTTAAAGTGACGTCACAGACGATCCTCGGCTTAGACCTCGCATCCAAAACTGGTTGGGCTCACTCTAATGGTAACGGCGGGGTGATAGACCTACGCAATAAAGAAAAAGACTGGGGCCAGATGGCTGTTAAGTTTCACAGCAACCTGAGTTTCATTATTGAATCTGATAAACCTGACCGTATAATCTCTGAGCTTCCCCCTAACCGTTTACTCGGTGCCGCACGAATGATTCTCCTTGGCTTGCATTGGCAGGCGAGAGGGATTGCAAAAAGCTACGGCATTCCTTTCTCCAATGTAGCTGTCCCCACACTAAAGAAGTGGGCAACAGGATCAGGAAAGGCAGACAAGAAAGACATGATAAGAGCAGCTTGCGATCTCGGCTGGCAACAACCGCTCGATGACAACCATGCCGACGCCATCTTGATCTGCAAGTGGGGTGAAGAATGTTTCAAGGAGTCAAAAGAGTGACGATAGAATTAGAACCTATGGACGCAAGTCGCAAGGATAACTACACGGCAGATGATTGGAAGGCTTTGGGTAGGGCTTGGGCGGACAAGGAGCCAGAGTTAAAAGCTATGACCGATGAACTAAGGCGCGTGTTCCCCGGTTCTTACGTTACTTATATTGGGCCTAACCGTAATCTGAAAAAAACAGGCTTAGAGTAAACCTAAATGATGGTGCCGAGGACGAAGGCGGCCTAAGTGCATGAGGCACATTCTTGTCCAGCCATAAAACTTGACCGGGAACAAACGGAATACAGGCGTGAATGTCCACGCCGTTGTCCTCATAGATTATTGTCTCGCCCGCCCAGTCTTGCTCCCAATCGTGATTAACGTAATACACAAGCGTGTGCTGATTAGGGTGGGCGTGAACAAAGTGGACGTTGTGGGGTGTCGTCAAGTTCACCCAGCATGAGTCTTGAGGACGACCCCCAATCAAATCCAATAGTCGCTTATCTTTTATCATCTGGAAAAACCCAAGCCGACTAACGTCCTCTTCACTGTAAGCGGAGCAAAGATACTTATGTCGCTCCGCCTTTGTGCCTTGTCTATCAGAATTGCCAATGTAATAGCGTGAGTTAATTACGAAATCAAACACGGATTGCTGATCAGCAAAAGACAAAGCATCGCGTATGGTAGTATAGCGGCTCATACACGAGCCCTGTTGCCGCACCGAGGGCATGGTTTGATAATTACCTTGTGTCTGGGCTCGCATTTACAATAGACCATGTTCTCTTCCTCGTCAGCAACATGGCTGAGATTGTACCCAGCCTTCGGTTGCAGAAACTTTTTAGGGTTAAGCTGTTTCAAGTCACGATTAGTTAGCTTCATTGATGCCTAACCACTCGTTGATTACGTCTAATGGACGAGATAGTTCTTGGCTGATGTCCACCGGGCCACGACCATCAAGTGCCATCTCTTTAGCTCGCTGTTTGGTAGAATAGCTGCTTACCAATTTCTTCTTGCCGGATACTTTGTGGACGGCCCAGCCGATGAACTGGATGGGATCATGCACCTCTGTCCACTCACGCACCTTGCCGTATCGAATCTCAAGAGCCATCGCAACATACCAATCCTTTGACAGCTTAGCCTCTAGCGCATCCATAGGTGGACGCTCGTACTTGTCATTCCACATGCCAGCTTTTTGCTTGGCTGTTTCCTCGTCCCTGTAGATTTGGGTGACACGGATTTGAGTTTCGAGGACAGTGAGCTGGTTGGTTGAGCCCGCTTCTCGTCCTAGTCCATCGTCTCCGGGCTTGTTGCTGTGGTGCAACATGATGACGGTCATGCCTGCATTACGAAGCCGCAGTGCAAGCCTATTTATCTCTGACCATTCCTCTGCTGAGTTCTCGCTCATGCCAGACCATGCTGTACGTATAGTGTCGAACACAACGATCTCTGGCTTGTAGTACTCAACCCAACCCGACATCTCACGAAGACCAGCGGCGGTGCGCATATTTATTTCCTTGTCCTCGAGCCAAGGTGTCCAGACGGAGAACCTATCCTCTGCGTCTCCAAACATTTCTCGAAGGTCTCCAAGGCGACGACCAAGGTCGCCTTGGCTTAATTCAAAGTCGAAGTAAAGTACACGCGCAGGCTTGTGACACTCGAATGGGCCGAAGTATCTAGCCCCCGCCGAGAGCGCATATAAGGCGTGCTGGAGGAACATTGTTTTACCTGAGCCCGAGTATCCATGTATCTGAATAATGGTGTTAGGACGCAACCAAGGCTCGAGAAAGTACTGCCTGTTCTTGCCCTGTTCAATTAGGCCATCGGCATCGGTGACGGTGATCAGTTTCCGCTCACGTTTCTCACCATCAAAGACTTCAATGTCGGGACGCTTATAGATGTACTCACCAGAGTTCGGATCGAAACGCTCTGGATGATTACGCCGCTCCATGCGTTCAACACTATCGAGAGTGTCCTCAAATTCTTTGTCGCGTAGATGTTCGCGGAAGAAGTGATCCATGAATGCGCGGCAACGAACACGAAGCTCGGGGCCGAATGCACCTTGCAGTACACATTCAGATGCGTATCTCATTACACGTTCGTTGCGACCATTCCCTTGGCCAGCAGGAATCTTTCCATCCTTAAATCCACGCTTCTTTACAAAGGCTTCTGTGCGCTCCCACTCTGTCATGAGTGCGGTGGGATCGAAACGTATATCGGTAAGGTTTAAGTCCTCAAACACAAACTCATTCTTGGCGTCCACAGAGTTGCTTGGCGACCAGTCCTTCCATACGGGCATGTCATCGAACATGTCGAGGCCAGAGGGGATGCACCATTTGTAGTTTAACGAGGGTGGTAGTAGTGCATAGCTACCATCTCCACGGAAATCTAGCCCGTTAGTCCGAGGCCAATCCGAACCAGTGGAATTACCTCCGGCTCTTGGGCCTCGGCGTACACCATCACGAGGATGGGTAAACCATAGGTGACATCCTCGCTTAGTGGACACGCGAATAGGTGAACGCATATCACAGCTTAATGCTGAGCTAAGCGCCTCATCGTTATCGCAGTCCACAATGACAACACCTGAAACCTCACCTGTTACCACGGCTATGTTGGCGTCAGGCCAAGTGGTAAACCACTGCTCTACCTCTTCATGAGTGGGTTGTCGATTTTGATACTCCTTCCACCTTATTGCAGGGCGCTTTGTATCAGGTCGTATTGGAATGATTGAGAGACCTTGTTCAAGGTACTCAATCGCTGCATCTATCAGTGACTCTTGTGGCATTCATCTCACCTTTAAAGTAATCGTCAATTTTAATTTGTGGTTCAACTTCCTTTATCCGCTCAATAATCCTGCTCGACATCATGCCTTGAGCAATCCATCGGTAAGGAGTTGTGCGACTTATTCCAAGTGCCGAAGCTAAAGCGGCGGCACCGCCACAGTCGTCAACGAGTTTCTCAATGTTTAGTTTCATTTTTACTCTTTCGTTATTTATTAGTTGACACTGTCGTACTAATGTGACACCTTTAGGTGTCTAATGCAACAATTAAAGTGAAGGTTAATATGAAATTACGCAAAAGAAGTGCGACGCTTTCGTCGCCAAAGACTATCGTTCCATCAGCCACCCCTACCTATATAGCCTCTGGAATATTTAAAGATGGCCAATGGGTTATGGATGCTCCCGAATTTGAGGAGGCCGTCGTTAGCGCAGTGGATTGCCGCGCAAAGATCGATGCACTCAGGGTTCAACTCGATTCAGCGGAAGCAAAGATTGTCGAGTTAAGTGAGCAGGTGAGTGGCGACACTGAGAAAGACCTCGAGATAAAGGGGTACGGCTTTGATGTAAAGATTAAACGCCGTAACCAATATCGATGGGACACACAACGGCTGTCGGAAATATTCAGGAACGATGACTCCTTACCCACGCACGTCAAAAAACAATTATCCGTTGACCGAAAAACTTATGAGCGTTTGGATCAGGCGACCAAAAATGTGTTGCGTCCAGCCCTCAATATCGTGAACCAAAAACCATCCCTAAATATTACGAGGAGTAACTAATGGGTATGTTCAACTCAACGAGTACGGCAGGTACTCAACATCACAAGACTCTTATCTATGGTCATCATGGGTACGGCAAAACATTTCAGTGCCGTTTCTATGCCGAAGAGTACGGCAAGGGTTTAATCATCTCTGGTGAGAGCGGCCTCTCGTCTCTGTCAGATGTGGACATCGACTACGTCGAATTCCACGGATGGGATCGCAAGCACTGGCCTAACCTTACCGAAGATCAACTCTGCTTCCGTGACATTCTCAAGCTAGTTATGTCGGAGGACTTCAAGTCACAGGGCTACAAATGGATAGCCATTGATAGCCTTACGGAGATGTCTGATAGATGTATGTCAGATGTGGAGAAGTCTTTCGATAACCCCAATGACATGCGCAAGTGGCAAGACTACGAGCGCCAAATGATTGGTGCTCTCAAGCTCATTCGAGATATGCCATACGAAATTCTAATGACCTGCTTAGCCAAAGAAGAAAAGAACGACAACGATGCTGTCGAGTACTGGCCAATGGTTCAGCAAACTAAGGTTGCTAAAAAATTGCCTGCTTTATTTGACCACGTTTTTTGTGGCATCCGAAGCACCGATGAATCCAGTGGCGCTGTCACTGTTACCCGCCAGATCATTACGGATGATGTCCGTGGATGGAAAGGCAAAACCCGCGATCCTCGTGGTCGTCTATCACCCGTAGAAAAGTGCGGAAATGTCGTGGAGTTGCTGAAGAAAATCAACGCACCCACAAGTCAAATTAAAACTGGAGATAAGAAATGAGTAGTTGGAGTTTCGATAAACTAGACCTCGCTAATGTATCTGACGAGGGAGGACGAGCCACACTGCGTCCGGGAAACCATTCTGTGAAAATTGCCGAGGCAGAAATTAAAACTACCAAGGCAGGCACAGGCAAATACCTTCAAATCAAACTGGCAAACGAAGAAGGCCAGTACGTTACTGATCGTATTAACGTCCATAACCCTAACCCCAAGGCTACCGAGATTGGCCTAGCGCGATTGAAAAGTCTGCTGACTTTTGGTGGACATCCTTCCCCTGACAAGCCGGGCGACATCAAGTCGATCATCGGCCTCAAGGTTGGTGTCCGTGTTGAACAGGGTGAAAGCTGGCAGGACAATGATGGCAACGTGCGACCCGGCGGTGGACAGCCTCGCAACAACGGAGCTTTCTTTGCTTTGGATGGAAGCGTCCAGTTGGGCGAGAGCGAGCCAGCACCTCAAATGGCATCACCTGCCAAGAGCGGTGGTACAGCGGCGGCATCAATGCCGAATGATGACATCCCCTTTTAGTTAGGATGGGGGCAGGTAACTGCCCCCTAATCTCTATGGAAGAAATGAAAGATAGAATCGACGCAAGTTGGGTAGAGGAGGGCGAGCAAAGAGCCTACCTTGGAGCCAGCATGATTGGCCATGAGTGTGAAGCATATCTGGCAATGGGTTTGCGAGGTTACCCTAAAAGACCTTTCCCTCCTCACGTCCTCAGAATATTTCAGCTTGGGCATGTCATTGAAGATTTAGTTGTAGCCCACCTCAAGAAGGCTGGCTATCACGTACAAGAAAAGAACGAGTTCACAGGTCGCCAGTTTGAGTGGAAGGATTTGGGTGGACACGTTAAGGCTCATGCTGACGGAATGATTGATCTTGGTACTGGCGTGATGTCATTGCTTGAGATCAAGAGCATGAACGACAAGAAGCATAAAGAGTTCGTGCGGAAGGGAATAAAGAATGCCAACCGGACTTATTACGAGCAGATGCAGATGATGATGGGCATGGACGGGCGATTGAAGGATGCCTTGTTTATTGCCTACAACAAGAATGACAGCACCTATGCTTGCGAGGTTGTTGAATATGATCCGCTTGATTACGCATACATCGTGGACAAGGTTAATCGTATTGTTGCCGGAAGATCAGTAAAGCTCCGCGCAGTGGAGGGTAAGTTTCCCTGTACTTGGTGCGATAGGGCAACCCTTTGCTGGAGTGATGAGCAAGATTCAGAGATACCTACACTTTGTCGTACATGTAACTGGAGTAAACCTACAGATGATGGCGCATGGAAGTGTGCGAAATACAACAAGCGTTGCGAAGACCCATGTGATGATTGGGTGAGAATAGAATTGGAGCCAGCACTATGAATGACAAGACGAAAATAGAAAGGCTTGCTCAACTCAAGGAAGTTTTAATAAACCTTGGTATGGCTAGATGCGAGCAGATCGAACTCAATCATCAGGTTGAGAGTATGAATGACAGGATCAACCAGTTGAACCTTGATCAGAGCGCGGCCAAGACAAAAGACGCAATCATGAAGGTTGTGGACAAGCGTAGACATACCCGAGAGAGACTGACGGAAGTGCGCGTTGAGGTGCAGGAGCTGGAGACTGAGCAACAGAAGATTGAGAGTGAACTTAAATGGGGAAGAGAATGATTGTGAATGAAGATATTTATGGCACTTCATCGAGATCAGATGGTTCGTCTGCTGACTATTACATGTTGCCAGATAACGCTACAGAGCTTCAGCATCTGATTAGCGACAAGGACATGAACGCACAGATGGGCGAGATTTTTAGAGCCGTCTATCGATATGGCGAGGCATCTCACAGCGACATGATGCGGGATGCAAAAAAGATTCGGTTCTACATTGATGCTGAAATTGAGCGACTCGAAAAACTAAACATCTGGCCAAGATGAAGACCCGCATTCACGTTAATCAGCACAACATCCGAGCGAACACAAAAGGCGATGACCTTCCTGTTATCACTGTGAAAGACTACAGGCGTAACAGGAAAGTCAATTCAGCCAGAGTGATGCTAGGTGATACAGAGGTTTGTCGGGTTGTGTATCGGCCTGACAAGCCACTTCCTTGTGGCGCTAAGGTCTGGATAGAGACTGACCTAGATGTTGAGACTGATTAATCCCAACCCTTAGACCAACCTTTACCCCACGAACTACCTTTCTTTTTAACCTCTCCAGCTATCTCGTCTACTGCGACTTCCTTGAGCGGCTTAATTCCTCCAACGACAGGTATGCGTCCAACGACAGACCTAGCGGCTGAACGCTCCTTCCCGTTAGCATCTTCATTGGTGTCAGTCACACCCTGCACAACATTGACTGCATCGTTGAATAATCCTACCGATGGGCCAAAGATTGTGCTCGCGATCCTCTGCTTACCATAGGCTCCGTTGTCGAGTTGCTCGGCAGTGTCGTAGAACATGTTGGCAACAAGACCTAGTCCACCAATCTGAACCATAGACTCCACATACCAGCCAAGATAGTCGTCCCTGTCCCCGTGGATGTTGGTGTCAAATCCAAATCCTTCGGCTATTTTGCTGAGCTTTCTTTCCCGGAAGGTTTCGTTGTCCTCGCCTCGCTTCTGGACAATGTCCTTGGCTGCGAGTGACAAAGCACCACCTAGCGGTGCGGCAGTAGCCAACATGAGTAGAGGGCCAAAGCGTCGTCCACCACCAGTGACCGGGTCAACTTCTGTTGCCTGCTTGATTGAGTCATTGACTAGACGGCCAAGCATGAGAGGGTAACTCTTTAGCTGGAAGATCATCGCACCAACCGGAGTCTGAGCCCACAAGGGTACATCGTTCGGGTTTGGGGTAAAGATCGCCTCGTTAGCAAACTTGTTCATCGCAGAGCGAAGCTCAGGATGCTGGTTAAAGTCGGTGATGCCACGTATTGAGGTCATGCCGTCATCAAGATACTTGTCCAGACCATAGCGTCGCAACACTCGGAACGCCTTTTTGAACTGGGTGTTCTGCTGAGTCGCTGGCATGTTTGGATTGTAGTTGGTTAGCGCACGGTCGTACTCGGTGTAGAAAAACTCCAAGCCCACAGCTCCAGCCATATTCCTGTTGAGGTTTGTCCACGGAGTCAGCATGGTCGCATTGAAAAACGCGACAGTATTTTTGCTGGCAGCGGTTCCGTGCATCCCGGTTAATCTCTCGTGGACGACATTCTCAATAGCAAGGCCAGCGTTCTGGATAAACGACCGATAGTGCGGATCGCTTGCGTACTTAGTCATCGCCTTAGTGAAAGCAACTGGGCTACCTGACCGTACTGCCGTAAGCATTGGATCGCCAAGCGAGGTCAGGGTTGTAAAGCTCAACAAGGATACTGAGTTGAAGTTCCTTACTGCTTTACTCGCGGTGTTCATTGCGGCATAACCAGCCCCTGATGCACCTACAGGCTTACGTTGAACCGCCCTAAATATCTCCATAGCTGACTTGATGTGCTCGTTGTGCGGTCGGTTGTTGCCCATCCTTACACGGTCTTGAACTCCGCCCACGATAGCTTCGGATCGCTTGCTGAACACAGCTTTGTCAGCAGGGTCTGCCGACTCATCGAATGCTCTCAAGTACTCAAGCATCTCGGGTGTAGTCGCTCCTCTCTCAGCCATCGCCAATAACTCTTGTGCGGCAGCTTTCGCTCCAGCAACGTCATTCTCGAATGGCATCAAGGTTTCCCGAACCAGCTCACCCTCGTCCACAGAACCTGTGTCGCTGATAGAGCGCATCTTCTTGGAGGTGATCTTCTTTGTGGTCAGCAGCTTCGTGACAGCATCAGTTGTATCGCCTGCGTCCTCGAGGATATTCATGTAATCATGGAATCCATGTGACTGATTTCCATACTTAGATGCAAAGTCGATGCGACGAGAGGCTGAGTCAACGTACTTAGCCAGAACACTCTCAAGGTCGTCCTCAAGGTATCTGCCTACGTCGTCAAGAAGCTCGGGATACTTGTCTAGGCGAATCATTCGTTGATAGTCGATATGATCGCCAGTGACATCACGGCTACCACCTGTAGGTGGTTCAACGTAAACGCCGTCCTCATCAATGATATGGCCGAACACTCGTTGAGCTTGGGCTTCTGCATTCTCTCTAGTTAGAACACGTCCTTCTTCCTTGGCTTCGAGAGCGAAGTAGCGGATGAGACGTTCTTTAAAGTCGGCCTCGTTCTGCATTACTTTTTCCATCGACCAGACTTGAGGGAAGTAGTTCTCGATGTTGCCGATCATTACGCCAGCATCAACCATTTCTCGACGCAGAGTATTAAATGCTCCGCGTACCATCTTGTAAACACCTTGCTCGTCCACGGTTAATTTAGCTTCGTGTCGTCCACCGGGTTGATTTCTCAGTGCGTTCACAATATTTCTGTGCGACTGCGGCTGATCCATGCGCATCCGATCTGAGCCCTTAAAGGACAGGTCAGTTGATCTGCGCAACCAGTTTCCGAACGTGCTCCTTGAGTCGCTAAGCTGTCGCATCTGCTTAAATATCGGGATGAGGATGCCACCAGTTCGACCATTAGTCCTCTCGAAATGGCCAACACCGCTATCTCGTGGAGGCGCAATCCAGTCAGCTACCCAACTCATTCCGTTCTCGCGTAGACGCTCACTGTTGGAGCCAATGGAAACGGTGATGGCGCGCTGTATTGCGCTGGCCTCACGGTTATCTGGGTACTTGCCCCCCATCATCTTGCCGAGACCTGAAGCTGCGTTTGGATTCACGCCAGAGTTTAGTAGCGTTTGGACAAGAGCAGTTGTTTGAGGCTGACCAATGTTTATGTCGAGGGTCTTAGAGCTGAGAAGGGTTGATGTTACAGATTGCAGTTCTATATCAATCGCTGATTCATCACCAATAGGCGGAACATCAAAGTCTCCGTTGTCCACAAACCTAACCTTGGCCGAATCAAAAATCTCTGTCTTCTCTATAGGGCGGTCAGTCGGGCTCACCTTCTTGGGGTCATAGCTTGTGAAGCCGTCGAAGCCCATGCGATTCAATTCAAGGCTAAGGTCGTTGCGGCTGGAGGGTTTATTTCCCATCATATTAAGAATCATATCGAGCACTTCGTTACCCGCCAAACTATCCGGCTGATTCTGACCAACTTGCGCGGCTTGTCGTGCTGTAAAATAATTCTCTTTAATTAGGTGCTTGACCACAGCAGACACAAAGGAGGAGTCATTCGTGTAGCGGGCTCTTGGGCCAAAGTCGGCAACATTGCTTGCGCTTATGTAGACAGGCTCCGGGCCACTGACTTCAATGCCAAGTTTGATCAGCTCGTCATCAATAAAGGATATACCGTCTATTAATGACTCCTCGAGTTTAATTGTGCCGTCCTTTGAATTCCTTGTTGCCTCTTCAAGCCTGTCATTGAGGACTTGTTTTTCATTAAGCAATTCATCGATCTTTGTCTGATCTGCATCCGTCCGCTTTCCTTTGCCTTTGATGTCAACAACGCCAGTTTCTTCTGCGGCCTGTGATGAGTATCTGTAGGCAATAGGGTTGCGTCCGCGATTGCCAGAGTTTGTGTAAAACACCAGAGGGCGGTCATCACCTTTGCTTAGACCGTCTCCAATAAACTCATTGATAGCTCTTTTCCGAGAGTCAGGGCTGGCGTTCCATAGTCTAGGCTCTCGGTTCGTGGAAACAATAGGAGGCATTACATCAGGGCGTGCCGGAATGCTAAGGTCGGTCTTTCTTTCAAACAGGTTTCCTCTGCCATCAATCTGAGGGAAGGCGCGTCTTAGGTCTTTATCTAAGTGTCCGTTAAGAACCAAGGCTACTCGATCTATTATCGCGTCGTAAGCAGCTACCTGCTCTGCATGGCGAGAAGCGTTATACATTGACCCGTTATCTCGTATGCGATTCATCATCTCACCGATGACATTCCCGTCACTAGAAATAACTGCCTTAGCTGATGGGTCTATTCCGTCGAGGCGAAGAACCATTTCAACGACTTGCTCTACACCGCCCTCATCACCACGATTTAGCAGTTTTGAGATGTTGCGCATTCTGTCCCGCAAAGAAGCAAAGGCATCACTGCTGAAGTCGTTATCAAAGGTATCTCTGGAGCCAGCGGTCATAGGATCAAAC